TCTTCCTTGTCCATGTCCTGAATGTGGGTGCCGAAGCGGTCAACCATGTACTCTTGAATAGGGATAAAGAAGTCATCCTGCAACAAGTCACTCTCAGAGTAACTCATCTGAGAGTATTCGACTACAGGTTTTTCTTCCGGTTGCTTGAGGGCTTCCGGCACAGGCGTCATGCCAACTTTTTTGTCAAGCTCTTGTAGCAGAGTCCCGTACTTACCAGCAATAGCAGGTGTCTTTGGTACAGGGATACTTGCCTCTAGGCTTTGGAGGTACTCTGAGTATTTACCATCCATTATTAAAACCTCGCCAACAACTCTTGAGCCTTAGCTTTTTCTTCTTCTGTCGCCTCTGGATCAGCAATCACACGATTGAGTTGATACACAGTGGAGTAGCGAGAGAGTTGAGGGTCTTGCTCAATATTCTGGACGTAGGGATTACCAGTCTCTGCAAGAGATACAAAAGCTTGTTGGCCAAACATATCCATCAGTGCAAAGCGTTCTGCACTGCCTTGTGTGGCGTAGCCATCAATCAAAGATTTAATATCACTCGACTTGTCTGCGTCCCCTGCAGCATCTGTGAGGGCCTGATTCGCAAGGCTGAGAACCTCTTGGTCAAATGCCTTACGACCCTCTTCAAGGGTTTTAGGATCGTACTTGCGGTAAGCCTCAGGGTTAATCTTGACATCAATTCTGGGTGTGGGTTGAGACAGTGCAGCAGCCGTCTCGTAGTAAGTCTCAGTATTAGAAAAATCTCCTGACAAGAGTTCGTCAAAAGTAACCTGCACTGGTGCGACAGTCTTAGTGCCCGGATCATACACTGTGAGAAGATCAAGCAACGACTCGCCCTGCAGCGGGGGAAGCTCTACGCCCGACTTTGCAGCATCAATCTCAATAGCTCTGATTGCATCTTCCAATTCTGCGGCAGTACGGGGGTCACCAGCAAGAGCCGCAACACGTGGGTCTTCAATACCCCCCAAACGACCGAGGAAGCTCTGGGCTTTACCTGTAAGAGCACCTGCCTCTGCCTTCTCTTGTTCCTGCTTTACGAAGAGTCCCAACAGGGAATCTCTGCGAGACTCTGCAGTCTGCAGCATGAATGTCTCACGGTCGTACTTGCGCTGCTCCTCAAGCTCTGCCTTACGCAGATCAATCTCTTGCTGGCGCTCTCCCTTGCGAATCTTCTCTTCCTGTACTGCAGCGAAGCCTCTATTAATACCCTGCCAGAAACCCATTACATTGCCCCCCGAGACATCAGACCTTTTGATTCAACAGGAGCTTCCATGGGCATCTCTTCCATAGCTCCCATACCCTCTGCCTCTGCAGGCTCTTCCATTGAGATTTCTTTTACATCTTCCTTAGGTTTCACACCCATGTCAGCCAACATCTTTCTGGCTCTCTTAGCAACAATATACTGCCGCTGTCTCTCTTTAGCAGCCTTGTCCTCAAAGCCATCCTCAGCCTCAATACCCGTAGCTTTAGCAGCCTGCTTGATGTACTCATGAACAATGGGGGCGGCAATAAGACCTACGTCAACAGAGTGTATCCCACTGGCTACAGCACCACGCATGATGCCCGTAACGAGTGTCTGAATATCTAGTTCTTCTAGTTCAAGGAGATCAAGAACACTGCCAAGCATCTCAGGATCAGAGAGTCTGGTGAGGTGCATCTGGATTGCTTCTTCGGGATCATTGATCTCCGGGGGTCTCTCCCAAGCGTAGTTCTTAGGAGGGTTGGTCAAGGACTGACCGGGAATAGGGCCACTAAACTGTTTCACTCTCTCAGCCTCCAAGCATCTTATTGTATCTTCTCATCCAGTCATTCTGGTATTCTGCGGGGGTAAGACCATTGTTGATATCCAGTGCTTTCTGGCTGATCTTACCCTGAGCATTACCAGTGTACCATATAACGGGGACTTTGGTAATATCATTGTTGTTTTCAAGCAAGATTTCTCTTACATTATTTGCGGCGACCATATCCTGAATCTCAGGTGGTGCTTCTTTTGCAGACTTGTACTCAGTACCGATCCCATACTTTTCAGTCATCGCCCGCCACGTACCGTCAGTGTACCCGTATGCTCCCGAAGCAGACTGTCCCGGAGTGGGGTTCTGTACGGTGTAGTTACCACTGGACTCTTTTTCCTTGATAGTCTCAAGGATAGCCCTCACGTTCTCGTCTGTCTCAGCAGCACTAATGGGGGCAAGGAGTGGAGCAGTCTTCCAGTACTCAGGGTTTCTCTTGGGCATGGGGACACCCTCACCGTAGGCAAGGTAATTCTCAATCTCTGACTTCCTGTCTTCCTGTGATGGGAATACGTCAGAGAACATGTTTCTGATGTCGTTGAAGTAGCCAGCACGGATGGTCTCAAAGTCTGCATCACCCTCAAGGCGAGTCTTCTTTCTTTCCTCACGTGCACCAAGACCACCAGCAGCCTTCAGGGACTTACCCTCTGCAACTGACTCACTGATACGATCTGCAAGGTTTGCAGTATTAAGGTAGTTCTTAGCGTACTTCATTATCCCCAGCCTCCAAAGATGGCACGTACAAGTAGTTCTGCTTTTGCACCCTTCTCAGCCTGAGATGCTTCCCACTTAGTGAGGTCTTCCCTTTTGTCAGCAAGCAGGAGTTCAACCGCACGATCCTTCTCAGACTCAAGAGCAGTAAAGGCGTATGCAAGAACATCTCTCTCCTTCTGCCAAATCTGGTCAAGGGCCTTTGCGGTCAGGGCATTCTCAGTACGAGCAGCTTCCATGTTGGCTTCATTCTGTGCAGCAGTGTTCACAGTAGAAACATTCTGTCTCCAGACAGCGTTGGCCTGAGCAATCACCAAGGAGTTGTTGGCGTTGAACTGGTCTCTAGCAGCCTCAATCTGAGCATTGAAACGAGAGGTAGCGTTGGTCTCACCAGCATTAAACTGACTGATTGCGTTCTTCTGTTCAGTGTTGAACCTAGAAATGTTGGACGACAGATCAGCAAAGAACTGGTCAGTCTGGTTCTTACTGGCAGAGTTAAATTGTGCAGCAGCATTAGTAGCAGCCTGATCCGACAGCATACCGTTGATGACCGACTGGCTCGTAAAGATTGTAGTCTGTTGCTCGTTGTCTAGATTGGCGAGGTCCATCTGCAAGAAGTTCTGAGCGTTCTGGACCTGAGCCTGCTGACGGTTATTCAAGTTAGTAATGTCAACATTGGCCATAGCAGCGGCGTCAGCAAGAACCTTAGCAGAGCGAGAGTTCAGGTTCTCAATGTCAACAGTCTGTGCCAGCCTTGCATTCTCCATAGCTCTCTGCTGGTCTGCAGTAAAGTTAAGGTTAGCAATCTCACCGATACGGGCAGCATTGAGTGTGCCAGTCTGTTGAGCATTTGTCAATTCCTGACCACGAATAGCGGCCTCAATCTGTGCATTAGCAAGGGCAGTCTGCTGACGGTTGCTCAGGTTAGCCAGATCAACATTGACGGTATTTGTCATATTAAAGAGGCGAGTCTGCTGTTCATTAGACAACTCAAGACCACGCTCCTGAACAAGATTAGAGACGTTAAAGATAGCGGTCTGTTGTTTATTATCCAGCACCTTGCCTTCCATAGCAGCCTTGATGTTGGCATCCTGCAGGAGTGCTTGTTGCTTGTTCGTCAGAGTAAGGTTGTTCACCTCAGCATAACGAGCAGCATTGAGCACCGCTGCCTGCTGCTTATTGTCCAGAACCTTACCCTGCAGTGCCGCTCTCAACTGGGCATTGGCCAAGGCAGTCTGAGATTCGGTCGAGAGGTTAGCAAGATCAACCTGAAGGTTCTCTGCACTGCGCTGTAGGGTGACTTGCTGTTCATTGGTCAGGTTAATGTCATTGACAGAGGCCACACGGCTTGCGTTAAACATGGCTGTCTGCTGAGTAATATCCATCACCTTACCCTCAAGGGCGAGACGTGCGGCAGCATCCTGCAGGAAGGCCTGTTGCTGAGCATTAGCACCAAACTCTGCAGACTGGAAGGCCTGAGTAGATTTAAGCATTGCAACCTGCTGTTCACCAGTCAACTCTTGGCCACGGAGTGCAGCCTGAACTTGGAGGTTAGCAAGAGCAGTCTGTTGGGTGGCATCAAGGTTAGTCAGTTCAACTTGGAGAGCCTGAGCACTACGCTGCAGAAGAACCTGCTGTTCGTTCGTCAGGTTGATGTTGTTGACTTCTGCATAACGTGCAGCATTTGTGATTGCTGACTGAGCAACAATACCCAAGGCCTGACCCTGAAGAGCAGCCTTCATCTGAGCGTTGGCAAGAACCACAGACTGCTGGTTGGACAGGTTCTGAGTCTGGAGAGCAAAGGAGTTAGTGCTGTTCTGCAGAGCAACCTGCTGACGATTATTTAGGTTGGCAAGTTCCATACCTTGTTGTGCAGCAGCATTGGCCAGAGAGACCTGTTGACGCCTGTCTACGTTAGACATCTCCATCTGCATGAATGCCTGAGCATCCTGAGCGGCGATAGGGGTTGCAGCCTCCATAGCAGCCTGAACAATAGCAGCACCAGCCATTGAGCTACCACCGATACCACGAGCAGACATAGCAGCATTAGCAGCACGGATAGCACCAGCAGCCCACGCAGGGGTACCATTATTAAACTGTTCCATCAGCTTGGCCATTTGACCAGAGACAGTAGCAGACACAGGAACATTGCCCAGTTCAGCCTTAGCCAGAGCAGCCTGAGAGAGTGTACCCGTCTGGGCCACAGCGACAGAAGCAGAGTTGAGTGCAGTCATGGTAGCAGCCACTGCTTGCACAGCCTCTTCAGCCTTAACGATGTCCTTGGCATTCACCAGTTCGTTAGCGCCAACTGTGCCCTGAGCAGCCTGCAGGGTTTGCTGGAAGGAACTCTTGGCAGCCTCAGCAGTTGGGAACTCTCCAGCCTTTGCCGCATCCTGAACGACAGTCTCGTTGAGAGTTGCAGCCTGAGTCGGGGGAAGGTTGTAGGAAGTCTTGGCATCAATCAGTTCGCCAGCCTCAACTTTACCCTGAGCAGCCTCAAGGCTGTCCTCGTACTCTGTCTTGACTGTAGTAGCCTGTTCTGCAGAGAGACCTGTACCCTGAGCACCTACGAGTTCCTGAGAACCAACCTGACCCTGAGCAGTACCAGTCTCAATATTCCGGTAGTCAGTAGCAGCCTGAGCAGTGGGAGTAGAAGAAGTGAACTTTGCTGCAACAGCTTCTTTGGGTTGACCAGTGACTTGAGCAACAGCCTCAGGCATGGACATACCCTGATTAGCAAGGGTAGCAGCCTGAGCCAGTTGGTCTGGAGTTACTTTCAGATCACCAGTGTCCAAGACCTGACGAATCTGATTAATCTGGGGTGCAGACAGACCAAGGGAAGCCAGTTGGTTAGCATCCATTGTCTGTGCAGTCACTTCGTCAGAGACTTTTCCCGTGGCAGCCTCAGTCCCCTCTGCAACACCTTTAACTGCAGCCCCAACCTGAGTAGCCTGCATGATTGAGGCGGGAGTTGGAGTGACAGTAGCAGCCTGTGCAGCCGCAGGAGCAGCAGTAGTAGTGGCTGTCGTTTGATCTGTGACTTGACCCGTACCCGAAGCAATCAGGGTTTCAGGGGTTACTGCAATGTTTGCTACGTCAGGCTTAGTGGTGAGAGAGGTGGGGTCTTTAATCAAAGCCTCTGATAGGGTTGTCCCCGCACTCGGCGTAGGCTTAGGAGTAACTACAGGAGCAGGTGTAGGTGTAGTTGGAGGAGTAGGTGTAGGAGTAGGAGTAGTTTTATTAAGCTCTGTTGCCTTGTTATCCGCCGCCGCCTTGTTAGGAGTAGGACCAAAGACTACTTTACCAGTAGAATCTACAACTGTGTAAGTAAAGTCACCCTGTCCTCCAGCTCTCTTTACAACAAAACCACCAGTAGCGTAGCCACTGACAGCACCACCAGCAGACATGCCAGCAGCATTCATGCTAGTACGCTTCTGGAGAGCACGAGAGAACTTACCCATACGAGCAGCCACACCCGGACTGGATTGGATGAAAGCCTCCATGGCTGGACCTTCTGCAGGACCATTGTAACCCATCTTAGAAAGTAGGCTATATTTTTGATTGGTATCGAAATCCACAGAGGCTCTCCAGTTTATTCGTCTATATTATTACAAGCTTTACAGTTTTGCAAGTACTATTTTACCCAAGCAACTTAGTCATAGTCTTAGGCCCAGCCACACCATCAGCGGTCAATCCGTTAGCAGTCTGCCACTTCTTCAGAGCAGCTTCAGTTCCCGGACCAAAGTCACCGTCAGCAGTGAGACCAAGCTTAGCCTGCATCTTCTTTACCATGTCACCCTTAGAACCACGACGCAGAACTTGAGTCACTGCATCAGTAATCTGGGAATTAATGGAGACTTCGATCTTACCACCAAGAGCAGCCATCGCCCTAGCGTAACGAGCCTGACGATCAGCCAAACCAATGTCACCACCATTAATGATTTTGGTCAGTCTAACTTGGTCGCCAGTGTCAGCAACCTCATTCAGGTTACGGCTGTTCCAGAACCACAGAGCACTCTCCAGAGCACCCTTCTTGGTCAACAGGTAAGCAGCAGCCTCCTCAGCAGTCATGCCAACAGTCTTACCAAAGGCAGTCGTATTGGAACGGCCAGTAACTTGCTTCAGACCTTTTCCAGAAAATAACCAACCGTCACCCTCGTTCACATTGCCTAAAGCACCAGCCTTGGAGCGATGCTTATCCATGTAAACATAGTTGGCGATCTTTTCAGGCTTACCTGCATACTCAGCAGCATTCTCTTTACCGGGACCAAAGTACCTCGGGAACACCTTGAGCAGGGTGGCTTCTTTGTAGTTCAGGTTCTCTTGTAGTACCCGGAAGTCCATGCTCTCGTGAGCACACTGGCTGATGAAACCTGCAATACGCTTGTCTGTCGTAATGTTGTACTTAGGCAGCATCTCGTTCAGGGCAGCACACCACTCTGCAACTTCTTTATTGGTGGGGATCATAGCCGCCAGTTGGGCTTCTGTCAGCAGACTCATTTACTCTTTGCTCTCTTGGCTGGTACCTTCTTGGTGATTGCACCCAACACAGCTTCCTTAGTCATGTCTTTGCCCATATCACCAAGCAGGTCTGTCGGGTTACCAGTGACAGCAGCCTTGATTGCATTCTCTACCGGATCAGGCAGGTTTACTTTGTCCAACACAGCATCAACTACTTTTTCCTTAGCCCGACGACCAAGCAGCATCCCAATTATTCTCGTAATCATTCCTTTGACTCCTCTTTCTCTTCATTCTTTCTACGGTTGTTACCTGCAGCCATCACGCCACCCAAAGCACCAGTGATGAAGCTGGCAATGGGAGTAAGGATGGAAAACAGTGCACGGTCATTCTCACTCGATTCACCCAGAGGCTGTGTCACGAAGACCAGCGAATACAGGATGATAAAGATACTGCCACCAAGGATTAGGGTTAATGAGACACCCACGAAGTATCGAAGCTTGGCCTCAAGAAAGTCAGGATCATTCTTACTCATCGCGCAGCCCCTCCCGTTAAATCTACAGCGCAGTTCCTTGTACGTAGGCAAACAGGTGGAGTGCATTCCAGTGCTGTCCAGTTCTTTGGGTCTTGACAGGGATAACGGTAAAAGCCATCTCCACTAAAGTAAAACAGTGCACCTATAGCCACAGCAAAAACAGGCCACACCCAGTGTTCTAGTACCATCACCATCTCCCTAAATAGACGCCCCACAGATACAGGCCAACACCGCAAACAGCCACTGCCACTAAGATTACACCTAACCAGAGTAAAAACTCTGCGATAGACTCAATGATCTCGCGGCGGCGATAGACTTGATCTCTCTGTTGCTCTCTTACTCTACGCTCAATTGCTTGAAACTCCAACCAAGCGTCATTGCCATACGTGTAGCTGATGAGTTGGCGCAGTTCCTTACGCTGTTGTTCACACTGCTTCTGAGCGGCAAAAATATCAATAGCACTCTGCTGATTGCTACCACCAAACAGTGTCTTAAACACACCCGGAGGTTCATTTGCTTTCTCAGCAGCATAGGCAATATCTGAAACTGCTTTCCCCCACTCTGAGAGTTGAGATGCCATGTCTTGGATTTCACGACCAGCCGCAATGCCTTGTTTCAGTAGGCTAAAGGCTTTACCCCCAACACTGATGGCCATGCTGATTGAAACTGGGTCAAACATCTAAAAGCTCCAGAAGGGTGGGCAGAGAGAGTGCGGGTGTATTGCCAAGGCCACATCCATAGTGTATCTGCAAACCTTGACAAATGTGTTGGTGTCGTTGATCCAGATGTGCGTGTAGCCCACCCAAACCAGAGGGAGTTTCATTTCCGTAGTGCCTGTTCGATGTTATCTAACTTGGACATTACGTTCTTGAAGTTTTCCCGCATCTCTTTGAACTCCCTGTCGTAAGCCTCTTTGTTGGCATCATGTACAGCAGAAAGAACTGCCAGCTTTGTAGCATGATCCTGTTGAGTTCGATAGATCAAGAATACAAAGCCAGCAACGGGAGCTACAATCCACTGCATGATGGTGTTTAAGACTTCCATGGCTTACTCCCTCAGCCTTATTATTTTACCACGGTGTTCCGGTCAGGGTAGCAGGAGCCTTCTGGGCGTCGATCTGGCTCTGCAGAGAGGCCTCCGTCTCGGCCTTGTCCACTGAACCCCAGACCCATCCCAGCACGTCGGCTTCGGTAAGGGTGTCGTAGGGCTTGAAGCCGGGAGCAGTGGCGTCAGGAGTAAAGCCTGCGGTGCCATAGGACGAGGCACTGTAGTCACCCTCAACGGCAGAAACAGTCCAGTGGGCAACCGTCACACCACCATCCGTGGCATTGCGGTCAAGCTGGGCGATGGCCCAAGTAATAGTGGCGGTCATTCGGTTTCTCCTTGTGCCAGCGAGGCGGTAAGCATGTTGACGAAGGCATCACGGCCCACGCGCAGTTGGTCGAGGTTGAACTGAGCGGAACCCATCTTGCGGTCCAGATCAGCGATGTGATTGATGAGCATCTTCTGCTCGTCCGTCAGTTGGTCTTCAGTGTAGTCTACGTCATTGATCGTGATGGTTTGTGTTTGTTTCTGTGCCATCTTGATTTTCCTTTCAGGAATTTGGGGTTAAGCGAGGCGGTAGATAGTGTAGGTGTTGGTAGCGGTCTTACGCACCCGGAACAATCCTGAGGCAGCGGCGGCGACAGTCATGCCACCAACCAGAGTAAGTCCAGTGGCTGTCCCAAGGGTAACCACACCAGCACCAGTATTGATGACGGAGAAGTCGAAGGACATGTCCGTCGGGAAGGTAGCTGGAACGCCGCCCTCAATGGCTGTGCCTGTCGGCATAGTCAGCGTGGCCAGAGCGCCCGTGTACTGGATAATGCCCGTCAGCAGTTCTGCAATGGTGAGCGTTGCTGCAGCACTTTCTACAGTCTGGGCTGGCTGGTTCTTGTAGACCACACCAGTAGTGATGGTAGCGCCAGTAACATGGAGCGGGGTGATAGGTGTGGTGTTTCCAATCCCTACGTTGCCTGTAGAGGTGATCCGCATACGCTCTGTAGCAGCGTTGAGGCTGGTACCCGTGGTGCCTGCTGGAGAGGTGGAGAATGTGATCGGTCCACCAGCAGCAGAGCCAGTGCTTCGACCACCCCAAATGAGCATGGAGGCACCAGCGATGTCCGTTCCAGAGCCTCCCGTCGCGAGCAAGAAGCCGTTTGCTGGGGTTGTCGAAAACTCACCGTTGCCGATGTAGACTGCGCCTGCAGGGGTGATCCTCATACGCTCAGTAGCAGCGTTGAGGGTGGTTCCTGTGGTGCCTGCGGCAGCCGTGGAGAATACCAGAGGTCCACCAACAGCAGAGCCAGTGCCTCTACCAGCTTGGATAGTCATGGTGGCACCAGCGATGTTGGTGCCGTTGCCATTCGTCGCGAACAAGAAGCTGTTTGCTGGGGTTGAGGAGCTTGCGCCGTTGCCTAGGTAGACTGTGCCATCAGTTTCGATCCTCATACGGTCGATGTTGTTGGTCCTGAAAGTAACAGCTGTGCTAGTGGTGGACCCCAAGGCAAATGCACCGTTGACAGCAGCGACCAGACCAGTAACAGCCGTTGCATCGCTCCTTTGGAACAGAATACCGCCACCAGCAGTGCCGTTGACAGCTACAGTCGTGATACCTGTGCCAAGGGGGGTAATGGTCGTCGTACCAATTCCTACGTTGCCCGAGGAGTCGATGCGGGCGTGTTCAGACCCCATGCGAGAAAAAGTGAGGGCGGAAATCGGATTTAGACCTACGTCCCAGTATTCTCCAAGCGTATCGGATGCACCGCTTTCTGCAAAACGTATTCTGGCATTTGCGGTATTTGTCGAAGTATCTGTGTCGCGGATGGTCAGAATGGGGTCAGCGCCGACAATCTCCAACAAGGTGTCAGGAGAACTCGTCCCGACCCCTACGAAGCCCGAGGAGTCGATCCTCATGCGCTCAGTGTAAGCAGAACCAGTACCGAAGGCCAAGAATTCCGTTGGCCCAGCCTGAATCCTAGCGGTACCTGTCGCTTGGTTCTTAAAGGCGAGGAATGCGTCCGATGAGCCACCAGCGTCAAGCTCAAGTACGGCCCTGCCAGCACCGTCGTTCTTGACTTGAGAAACGATGTTGGAGCCAGAGTTCCCACGCACGTCAAGGAGCTGGGCAGGGTTGTTCGTCCCAATCCCCACGTTGCCCGTAGAAGTGATCCTCATGCGTTCAGTGTTGGCTGTACTAAATATATGGGTACTGACAGCAATACCCGTGCCTCGAACAATTTGATACGCCTCCTCTGCCGCATCAAAGGCATCGTTAGCGGTTCCGATAAGAAAATTTCCGGATGTGTTTACACGAGTACGCCAACGGTTTTGATCTACCGCAGCAGAAGTGTTTTGCAAAAGAACAGTCGGCTCTGCGGTTGCGATATGCAAAATTCGCTGCGGAGCCGTCGTCCCGATCCCCACGAGGCCCGCAGAGGTGATACGCATACGTTCGAGGTTGTTGGTGAAAAGCGCCATCGGGTGATCGCTCACAGTACGAATCTGCGCCACACCACCGCCATTGGCTGCAAATTGCGCTTGAACAGTCCCGCTGTTGACCTGCACAAAGTTATAGGTTGCCAAGGTGGTGTTAATGTTACCGGACACATCCAACTTTTCAGTAGGGCCGGTCGTCCCAATCCCCACGTTGCCCGCACCAGTGATCCTCATGCGTTCGGTGCTGTTGGTTGCAAAGACCATGGGTACGTTGCCATTCGTGCCAATAACAACATTCTGACAATTCAAGAACGACAGTGCGCCGAGATTTGAGTTGGAAACCCCATAAAGTGTCCCAGTCGTATCGACGGGGTTATAAATCAGTTGGCTCGACCGAAAAGTGGCGGTATAATCTGTATCCGTGGCCGCGATGACAGTTGACGCAGAGGAACTTTGCGCAGCCACTTGTAGCCTTAAAACTTGGTTTGTAACGCCAATCCCAACACGTCCCAGCGCATCAATCCGAAACCGCTCAATCCCACTCGTCTCCATCGTCACGGTATCAGCCAAAGGGAAACGGATCGCAGTGTTGGTGTCGCCAGCGTGGATGATCTTGTCGGCAATGGTCACATCGCCAGTGGCCGTGATGGTTGTTCCGGTTATGGCTGCGGCAGACGATCCACCAATGACAGCGCCGTCCACAGTGCCGCCGTTGATGTCCGTTGTGGTCAACACAGAGGAAGCCAGAGTGACTACGCCCGTCGAGTCCGCAATGGAACCAGCAGAGGTGCCATCCTTGGCCTTGATGGTGGTGACTTCGATGTTGGTGGTGTCTACAGTAGTAGCATTCACCGTAGTGATGTTACCAGTAGTAGAACCAAGCGTGTTGATGGTGATAGCATTAATTGTGCCACCCTCAACCTTATCACCACTGATCTGATTATCGGCAAGGGTCAGAGTTCCTGCAGACACATTGAGTGTTTTGCCTGCCCCTACTGTAATGTCAGAGGTAGCAATGGTAGCGTTATCAACCGTACCTCCATTGATGTCTGCAGTGGTAGCAACAAGAGAAGCAACAGTCATAACACCAGTAGTGTCAGCAATAGTGGCTGATGCTGTGCCATCCTTGGCTTTGATATTAGTGACTTCAATATTAGTGGTGTCAACGGTGGTAGCATTGACGGTCGTAATGTTGCCTGTAGTGGCTGTAGCAGTGGTGAAGGTACCAGCAGCAGCAGATGCCCCACCAATAACAGCACCATCAACAGTACCACCATTAATGTCCGTAGTGGTCAATACCGAGGAAGCAAGAGTAACAACACCAGTTGAATTGGCGATAGAGCCTGCAGCAGTACCATCTTTAGCCTTCAGGTTAGTTACTTCAAGATTGGTTGTGTCAACAGTGGTCGAGTTTACCGTAGTGATGTTACCAGTTGTAGAACCAAGGGTGGTGATTGTGATGGCATTGATCGTACCACCCTCAACCTTGTCACCGGAAATTTGGTTGTCAGCGAGAGTCAGTGTCCCAGCAGATACGTTCAGGGTTTTACCCGACCCAACTGTGATGTCAGAAGTAGCAATAGTGACCCCATCAATCGTACCACCATTAATGTCTGCGGTAGTCAGAACTGAAGAAGCCAGAGTGACTACGCCTGTAGTGTCAGCAATAGAACCAGCCGAAGTACCATCTTTAGCCTTCAGGTTAGTAACTTCAAGGTTTGTAGTATCAATGGTAGTGACGTTTACGGTACCGAGGGTTGTTGTGCCAGTGACATTCAGAGTGCCAGTGACAGAGGCATTCTCGTCAACAGTCAGTGTATCTACCTTGGCAGTGCCATCCAGATAGAGGTCTTTGAACTCCAACGTAGAGGTGCCCAAGTCAACCGTATTGTCAGTCTTGGGGCGAACCACTGAGGTTGTGATGACAACATCCTGAGCAGGCCCAAGCGTCCTGATGGGTGCACCCCCACCAACCGTACCATCGTGGTCATGGCCAGTAGTCACATCGTAGGCGGCTTGAATAGCGTCGAACTCACCATCCAAATCGGCAGCATTGATGATGTTACCGTTGGCAATGTTGTTCGTAGTGTCGTTGCGAGTGTAGCCTGTTGCCATTTTACTGCCTGTCGTTGTTAAGATACTCTATGGTAATAGCATCCAGAGAGAAGGGGGGTGTAATGCTCTCAAAAGCATACTGGAGACTGATAGTAAGCCCAGAGCCAATCATCTGAGCAGAGAAGGAGTAAGTGAGTCTTCCACCATACTGAGCGGTCCCAAAGATAGCAGCACCATAAAAGAAGGGACTGTCTGCAGTATTTTCTAGTCCAATGGGCGGGGGCTGAATTGTGCCAGACTGGTCGAAGTTTAACTTTGGTGCCACTGTGCCCGAGATAGAACCCTCTGGGTTGACGTATGTTGTCAGTTTGTAGAAAGTCTTTCTTACTCTGGGATCAGTGAGTGGCAGGTGTGGGGTAAAGTACTGGGCACGGATAGCCTCACCATCAAAGCTGTTGCCAGACTCCATTCGGTAAGTGTACCCATCTCTATTCGCAAACAGGATTGTTTCAGAGCCGTCTGCAGCGGAGTAGATACTGTCTGCAACGTAAGCCAAGATGCCGTTGACTTCAGCCCAAGCCATCCCTTGTGCAGTCTGATCTACAAACTGTGTAGCAAGAACTCCAAGAGAAGTTTCAGGTGTTCTGCTTGCAGCATAGCCAAACATTCTGTACTGATTTTTACCACGGATCACGCAAGAAGTAAAGCTGGTATTCCCAGAAACGAGAGAGTCTACTTCAGATTGGATGGGACGAGAAGCCACAGCAAAACCAAAGTCACCGATACGATCCGTAGCACTAAGGAGTCTTACACCATCAGGGCCAAGGAAAGCAATGTCACCACCGACTTCCTGAATAGTGTCTGTTCTTACACAACCAATGTCCAGTGAAATGGGCTGTAGTTGGAAGTCTGCGATAGTGTTGCCCACCAGTCTGTGGATTTGGTTAGTGCTGAAAATAATCAGTTGCTCTCTAAAAACAATCAGACCAGTGATTACATGTGGTGTGGTGATAACACCTGAACCGAGAGCGACAGAAAATTCAGTGTCTGTATAGGGTGCGGTAAATACAAGAGCGTTATCTTTTGCAAAGAAGAGTTGGTTCTTGAACTCAGCAACATGGGTGGCACCAAGAATGTCTGATGGAGCACCAGTCATTACCGTAAAGGTGGTTCCATCATACTTGAATGGGTAGTTAGAGCCATCAACACCAGCAAGAGTAGAAGTCCCAGTAAAGGAGTAACGCTCAAACCGCATCTTACCGCCGAGAGACCTGTCTGTACTCAGAAAGGTAATTGCAGCATTGTTTGCAGGAGAAGAAGCCAGTGCGGGGGTAATGGTGAGAGTTGCCCCACCAGATGTCACTGTGACACCGCTAGTGATAGTATAGACTTTTTGAATGCCTGCAACAGTAAAGGTATCACCCTGTTGAGGGGTTCCAGTAAGACCGTCAATGATGAGACTTGTGCCTGTTTGGCTTCCACCATTGACAAGGACAGTGCCGTAGACAGGCTTATTAATTCTAACCCAACCAGTGCCGTCTGATTCCCAGATGTTTCCACCGCGAGACACCAAAGCCCTTTGACGATAATATACAATACCCTCTATCAGGCTCTGTGTGTTGGAAAAAGTTACTGCTGCCTTGTCTGCAGGGGAGGATGCCAAAGAAGCACTCAGCGTCAGGGTGGCATTCTTAGAGGTGCTGTTAAAAGTAACTTCAACAATAGTGTATGTCCCAGTCACACCTGCAACAGTAAAGGTATTCCCGATGGCTGGGGTTTCAAAGATGTTTGCGATAACAAGAGTTGTGCCCGTCTGACCACTACCCTGTACAACAGGTTCACCATAAGGCGGGACAAAGGCACTGTCAAACTTAGTATAGCCCAGAATACGTTTATAACCACCCTCAATGGATGGCTCAAAGTTGTTCAATCGTCTGGCTGTTCCCGGTGCAGTAATGCCCTGTTGGAGAGGAGAAATGTTTGTGACAAGACCCCCCTTAATTTCAATAGGAAAAGTTTCCCATGTCGTTGGCATATTACCCAACCCGCATGTTGTTAGAAATGTTTCTCATAACACGGGTGTCCCTTACATAGTCATAACGATTGATGTAGAGGGTTCTCATGTCCTTAATGCCTTCCTCAAACTTTTGCAAGTGCAGGGTAGCATCCTGAGTGTTGCCACGGAAGGTGTACGCGTAGTACATAGCACCGTCTACAATAACAGAACGAAACTGTTCTGGCAGTGTGGGCACATCTGTGGCGTTATCTAGGTCGACTGAAACTCTGTAGTATTCGTACACCAACTCATATGCGTAGTTTGGTGCAGGATGAACCCCAAACTTCTGGTCAGGAGTTCTGAACACTCTCTGGGGAAGGCTCCTGATGGAGGTGTTCGTAGTGTTATACTCATCGTCTACATAGTTTTCTAGGTAGTCTTCGTAAGAGATGATACGGAGCTTCTGGGTAGTGTTATTGAAAGTATCGTTACGCTTAACCCTGAAGGTGTCAAAGTCAATTGTCTTTGTGTCGCTGGGGTATGCGTATCTGATTGTACCGGGAGTCAGGGTTACCTCTTGCAACACGTGGTTGAAGGGCCACTCAAACTGACTCTGACCAATGTACTGAATGGCAGAGTTAATGGAGTCTTTAGCAGAAGAATAGAAGCCAACAGCAGAAGCAAAGTTGCTGGATGTCAACTCTACTTCATTGAGCCTACGATTTACATCATTCACAAGGCCAAGAAAATTGTAAGCTGACACGTTGCCTATCCTTCACAGATAAAAGTGAAGGGTGCCCCCTAGAGGACACCCTAATGTTTTAATTATGCGAGAGTGTCGCGGTCAACTTCTGCAGCGGTTTTACGTGCATCAATGTCCATCAGAACTGCGAACACACGAACCACACCCGAGGTCGGGGCAGTCGTAGCGGTGACAATCGTCAGGTCAATGGTGTCAGCAGTACCACCAACCACGAGGGGCTGGAAGGCAGCAGCGTTCTGAGCATAAGCGCCAGCAGCAGCAGCGTCAAGGTCGAAACCGTCAACGAAAACGTCAGCATCCACACCAGTGCCGAGGTCCAGAGTGTTGTCGTTCGACTCACCACCAGCAACGGTGATAATCTCGAAGCCAGCATTCAGGATCATGGTATTGGCAGGGACCGAGATAGCTTCGATCACGTCCGTAGCAACCAGAGCCGAGCCTTTAGCAGTAGCAGCAGCAGCGAAGTCAATCAAGACTTCTTTGAAGTAGGGCATACGCCCAGCGGTGAAGCCATCAACAGACCCGCCCGCGAGAGTGGTAACAGTAGCCATTTAAGTGTCCTTTCCTATGGCGGTTAAGGGTACCCCACAGAGGGATACCCTAGGGTCTATATTAGGCGAGGTTGTAACGAGCAACCGTCAGAGCTTCCGGGCGCAGAATCTTACGACCGTACAGGTGCATACCACGCACGATGTCAGCGAACGAGTCCGGGTCACGGTAGGTCTCGGTCTTGTTGATCTGCTCAGCGGTAGCCACAGCCGAGTCATGACCAGCAACGATCACACCGTAGTTCGTGGACTGTGCGCTGGAGTTACCCACGAAGGACGAACCAGTACCGACTTGCGGCAGGTTGTTCGACACGTAGACGCGGAAGCCATTCCAGTTCGTCAGAACCAGACCGTTACGCAGAGCACCCGACTCGCCCTGATCTGCATTCAGGAAGCGCGAATCTTCGTCCATCAGGACTTCCATCATCACGGGGTCAATCACCAACCAACGGCCAGACTTGTCCACGTTCTGCTGGTCGAGCAGACGGCCCATGCGGTTAATCAGCATGACGGGCGAGACGTGAGTGGTCGGAAGCGAAGAAGCACCCGGAAGACGAGCAGCAACCGGGATCGAGTCCCCTGCGCTACCAGCCGTGGTGATGTTGCCGAACGAGGGGCGCGAGAGCTTCATCGAAGTCAGCAGTTCGTCCGAGCCAGCCGTGGTGATAGCTTTGGTGCCATTCACAACGTCATTCACGGTACCAGCATTGGTGTGCAGAGCGGCCTGCTTGTAGCCCGACAGGTAGCCCAGAACTTCTTGGTCATGCTGGTCAGCCAAGCGGTAAGCCGCACGGTTGGTAGCAAGGTCCATGAAGTTGACGTGCGAGTGAGCTTCTTCGATGTCATCAACTTTGAAGGCGAAGTAGTTGGCCTTGTCGATAACCAGCGAGAAGTCTTCGTCGTCGAGGTCTTGAGCTTGAATCTGGGTGCCACGAGCATAGGCCGAGACCGAGATTTCCGGTTCTTTGATGATACGAACGGTATCACCCTGAGCCGAGATTTCACCGAAGTAATCCGAGTTAGTGATGTCACCAACCACGGTTGCTTTACGGAGAGCGAGTTGAACTTTCTTCGAGTAGATGACCGAAGAAAAATTTCCATTGGGCAGGTTTGACCAGCCAGCAGCAGTTTGGAAAGCCATGAGAAAATCCTCCTATGATATTTGGCTTTGATTAGAAGCGAAACATGTCTATAAGAGGCTGACGGGTTTCTAGGGTGTATGATCTGTGTCTCATAAGGATCAGTTATGATAAGAAGATCATAGGCCTGTACTTAGTCAGGTAAGTCTTACTTGATGGTTAAGCTTTAAGGGAAAACAAATAGCCATGGGTGTCACGAAGAGGCCACAGCTATTTGAGGTAGTTATATGAAGAAGTCCTTACTTGTCAAGAACTATCTTGCACCGCCAGAGAGATCGTACACAAAATTACCCTTACGGATAGCTTCCATGATCTTGCCCTCATTCTTGGCGTATTCATCCATGTTCATCTTAGCAACACGGGATTCGTAAATTTTCTCACCGTCCTTATCAAAGTCCACATTGGCTTTGGTCTTAGTTGGGATGAGAGACGCAGCTTCCTTGTTTTTTGCTTTGAGGGCCGAGGGAGTAAGACCCTTATCAACCTTATAGAGATCAAGAACACGGACTACTGCACGGGCATCTTCTTCGTTCTCGTAGAGGGCGTCCTGAACCCACTTGGGTTGTTCTTCTGCCCAATCATGGAACTCGTCAGACTTACGAAGAGCATCAAAATCAGGGTGAGACACTCGGATAGCATCAAGAGCTTTATTCCGTGTAGCCTCAACAGACAACTTCTCATACTCATCAAACTTATTCTTGTACTGAGAGAGCTTTTCTTCTGCTTTCTTAGTTGCAATCGTCTCAACAATAGAGGCAACATCAGGGTACTTTCTTGCCCAAGCTGCAATATCTTCATCAGACTTTGGTGGCAAGATACGTGCACTGGGTGACACAGAGTTTTTCAACTCCTCAAACTTTGCTTCCCACTCTTTTTCTTTTTCAGAAAGATGCCTACGCAGATCACCATAGCGCTTCTTAAAAGACTTCTCTTCCGGGTCGTTAGGTTCAGGCTCAGCCTCTTGGGACTTAACCCTTACTTCTTCCTTAGGCTCTTCTTCTGGGGCCATTGTTTTATTGATAAGCTCTTCAAGTTCTTTTTCTTCAGCTTCGATACGTTTACGGTTACGGCTGCTGAAAGAGGAATCAACGTAGACTTTAGTTACAGACATTCTTTATCCTTTATGTTGGGGCCAGCCTTAGCTGGGTAGCCTTATTGTTTGTATATCACAGTCTTGGTTAAGAGGCAAGACCTTTTCTACTACGAACAGTTTTTTGGGGCTTGCTAATCAAACCACCCTCTGCACGACGGGTTGCATTCGATCCGCCCTGACCATAATTACCAGAACCTACGTTACCGGGACCACCAGTACCTGTACCTCCACCGGGAGTACCACCAGACGTATTTCCGCTAGAACCTACATTACCGGGACCACCTGTTCCAAAGCCTCCGCCGGGAGTTCCACCAGAAGTTCCAGTACCTCCGGGCTTGTCTTT